CCCCGGCTCGTCTTGTCTCCGACCCTGCTCCCGCCCGCTGCGCCCCCCCCGCCCCCCCCCCCCCCCCCCCCCCCCCCCCCCCCCCCAACGGAGAGCCTGCGTGTATGCCTGTAGACCTCCAGGTAGGAGAGTGGTTTTGGACCATCAGATGACAGGGTGCAGCCGGTGGAATAAATTTGGGCTGAGGGTTGACAGGGGAGGGGAAGGGGTGTAGAAGGAGCGGTATGAGAATCATCTATCTGAGTCTCCTCCTCCTCGTGCTCGGTGGCTGTGCCACGCAGCCGGACCCGTTTGCCTCCCAACCCATGCCGTATCCGCCTCCGGGGCGGTATTCGATGGGGCAGGGACCGATGGGCACATGGATGCCGAGGACGCCAGAGGATCTGTTGTGGGTGCCGGGGGCGGAGCCGGTGTGGCCGACCACGGGGTATCGGGCGGGCGATCCGGTGCGATGAAGGTCCGACTGAACGAGTGGGTCGGCCCGTGCGAGCATCCGGTGTGGTTTCGGTATGCGGCAGAGACGTTAGGGATGAAGCATGAAACCCTTAAAACCTGGACCGACCGACTCGGCTTCCCCGCCCACTACCGCTACATCCCCATTGCCGAAAAACCCTGGTGCCGCCGGAAAATCCGCGTCATCTATCCCTCGGAACTCCTCGTCGTCCGCGCGAGCAAGTTCCCGGAGTTTGGAGAAGAGGTTGAGATCCCCGACGGGTTATATGCCAGGGGGGGACTCGCCGAGGGAGCGGTTGCTCAGTGCGGCGGGCTACACGGAGGCGAAGCTGGCGGCGCTGGCGGGCTCCGCGATGCAGAAGGCCGCCCAGATGTTGGAGGCGACGGAGACGCAGTACTATGCGCACCAGGGGACGGTGACGGACGAACGGACGCAGCCCGCGCTGCGGGTGCAGTTGGAAGCGGCGCGGACGTTGACGCAAGTGTTGGGACTCACGGCCCCGCCCGCGAAGCAAACGGTGACGGTCGTGCACACGCTCGAATTGCCCGACTGGATGCAGCCGGATACCACGATTGATATCACCCCGACCCCTGACGAGACGACAACCTAAATGGCCCGTCGTGGTGAGAACGTCGTCTTCCCCTTTCAGCCCCGCCCCTATCAACTCGCCTCGTTGAAAGCCCGTGCGAACGGCGTGCTGCGTGGCGTGTGCATCTGGCCCCGCCGACACGGCAAGGATCTCCACGGCCTGCAACTCCTGATTCAAGGGGCGCTCACCCGCGTGGGCTTGTACAACTATTACTTCCCCACGTTCTCGCTGGCGAAGAAGATCGTGTGGAAGGGCATGGATAAAGCGGGCACGCCGTTCCTCGACTACATCCCGAAAGAACTCCTCAAGCCCGGCACCGAAGGGAAGAACGAAACGGACCTGCGCTTGGAGTTCACGAACGGCTCGATGATTCAGTTGGTCGGGACCGACAACATCAATCAAAACCTCATCGGCATCAATCCCGTGGGCTGCCTCTTCACGGAGTATCCCGTGCAGAATCCCATGGCGTGGGATCTTACCCGCCCCATCCTGGCGGAGAACGGCGGGTGGGCGTGGTTCCTCTATACCCCACGCGGACGCAACCACGGCTATCGCCTCTACCAAACCGCGAAGGAACATCCGAAGGATTGGTTCCTCTCGCACCTCGATATCACCACGACCACGCTCCATGACGGCGTGACGCCCGTGATTACCCCCGCCTTCGTGCAGCAGGAAATCGAACAAGGCATGGACCCCGATCTCGCCCAACAAGAGTACTACGTCTCATTTGATGCGCCCATGCAAGGCAGCTTCTACGGACGCTTACTGAGTGAGTCGTTCCTCCAGGATCGCGTGGGGCACTACCCGCACGACCCCGCGCATCAGGTGATTAGCGGCTGGGATATTGGGCTCGACGACCAGACCGCCATCTGGTCCTGTCAATTGATCGGTGACGAGATTCGCTTGATCGACTACTACGAAGCCTCCGGCGAGGACTTCCACCACTACTTCCGCTACATGATGGCGAAGCCGTGGAAGCACAAAGAGGTGCTCCTCCCACACGATGCGGCGAAGACGGAATGGGGCACGGGCAAGAGCGCGGAGGAGATCGTGGTGAAAGCGTTTCGTGAGGTCAACGTCAGTGTGACCGTCACCCCGCGCCTCGATGTGCAAGAAGGCATTGGCGTGGTCCGGCGGCTGTTTGCACGGATGCACTTCCATGACGTCACCACAGGGAAGCTCCGCTATCGCGGCCACAGCGGCACCGACTGCCTGGCGAGCTATCATAAGAAGTATAACGAGGAGAAACAGGAGTACGAATCCAAACCCCATCATAATTGGGCGTCCCATTGCGCCGACGCCTTGAAGACCCTCTGCCTCGGCATTCGCAGCCGCGTCACCACCCCCGTCCCCAACTTCTACCAAACCTCATTCGACCCCATGACCTACGACAAAACGGGCGAATACGAATCTGATTTCGGCCTCGACCCAGACGGAGCAGAGATTCTCAGATAAGAATGGGAACCCCTGCCGGAACCCAGGTGGCGACTGTCCGTGTCTGTCTACGCCTCCCCACCCTGTCCCTGAGGGGAACTCCCTCGCGCTAGCGTCCTAGTCTACACCGCCAACATTAGAACGAGAAATGTTCAGTAGCGAACAAACTCCCCGACTTTGTCCGCTACTACGCATAAGGGGGTTATGGGTGGACTTGACAGACTCCCATCAATAGCGTATAGCGAGGGCATCACATCGTCCTAACACGGACTGTTCCACATAGAACATCTTCTGGAGGCGTCATGGCCAAGAAAAAGAAGCGAGGCTACTGATGGGCGGCTCAGGCGGTATCCTCAACCAAATTACCGACTGGAGACCCGTGCGGCTTCCGAAACCACCTGGCGTTCCACCGGAGACCTTGGACGTGCCTCAAGCAGCCAAAGATGCGGCGGCGAATGCGGTGCAGACCGCCGACGCCGAAGGACGACGCGCTCGCTCTGCCAAACGACAGAGTTCGGTGCTCGGTAGTTATCAGCCAGGGCAGAGTGTCAATGCAGCCACCTTGCAACCGGCACAACCACGGAGATCCGTCCTCGGCTGATGCCACTCCCACTCCTCACCCCCGATCACGTCACCAGCCGCTTCAAGCGGCATGAGCAGTTGCTCCAGCGGCGGGCAAGTTACGAACAAAAGTGGCAGAACCTCGCGCACCTCATGCGCCCCTCCCGCGCGTCGATCCGCTGGCACTATACCCCAGGCACCCCACGCACCCAACAACTCTTTGACGGCACCGCGCTCCAAGCCGCACACGACCTGGCTTCGGCCCTGTCCGGCTCCTTTACCTCGACGGAGTTTCAATTCTTTGGCTTGAAAATGCGCTACCAACCCTTGAACGAGGATTGGGAAACGCAGATGTGGCTCGAAGAAGTGGCGCAGCGCATGTTCCTCGCGTTGCAGCAATCGAACTTCGGGAGTGAATCGAACCAGCTCTATCAGGATCTCGTCGTCTTTGGCACCGGCTGCATGTGGATGGAATCCAAGATTGCGGACACGGGCGGATTCGGCGGGCTGCAATTCCGCACCATGCCCATCGGCAAGTATGTGCTGTCGGAAGAAATCGACGGCTCGATCAAAACGCTCTCACGCGAATTTAACTTGCCCGCGCACGCCGTCGAGACGCAGTGGCCAGGACGGGCGAGTGAGCGCGTGAAGAATATCATTGAGCGGTCGCCCGATGAGATGGTCGCCATCCTCCATACGATGCAGCCGTTGAAAAACACGACGAATGACCGGCAGCAATTCGAGTCGCGCTACTTCGAGAAGGAAGCCAAGCACGAATTGGCCGCGACGGCCTACAAGAACTTCCGCTATCTCGTCCCACGATGGGATAAAGCGAGCGATGAAGAATACGGGTCAGGACAGGGGGATATTGCCTATCCCGATACCGCCTCATTGAATCGCGCCGTCGAGATGCGCTTTAAGCAATGGGCGAAGGCGATTGATCCGCCGATCCTCACCGTCGATGACGGCGTGATTGGCAAACTCCGCATGACCGCAGGCACACGGACCGTCGTGCGCAACCTCGATGCGGTGCGGGAGTTTCAGACGAGTGCCAAGTTCGATGTGGCGAACTTTGCCGAGGAGCAACTGCGGCAGATGATTCGGAACGCCTTCTTTGCCGATCAGATCCAGCTCCCGAACAAACCCTACATGACCGCGTTTGAAATTCAGAGTCTCCTGGAAATTATGCAACGTCGCCTCGGTCCTCAGTTGGGACGGCTCAAGGAGGAGTATGCGAGGCCGTTGCTCACGTTCGTGTTTGAAGAGATGTGGGCTGGGGGTGAGATCCCCCCGCCCCCCGCACTCGTGCAGCAGGCGCAGGCCCAGGGTTTGGCGACGATTGATGTGGAATACGAATCACCCCTGACACGTGTGCAGCGCACCAGCACGGTCACGGCGATTGAGCGCACGTTGCAAGTGGCGGGACCGCTCGCCGCCGCCGCCCCCGATGTCACCGATAATTTGGATACCGACGAAACCTTTCGCACAATGGCGGAGACGAACGGCGTGCCTGCGAAGTTGCTCAGGAGCATTGACGCCCGCGAGAAGATTCGTGAGGCCAGGCAGCAAGCGGAAGCGCAACGGAACGACGCCGAGATGGGCCAGATGCAGAGTGGGAGCTTGAAGAACGTGGCGCAGGCCGCGCAGGCCGCGGGCATGGTGCCGAAGGATGGGGCGCAGTGAGTGCTTTAGAGGATGCGAAAAAAGACATGGCCCTGACCGCGCAAGAGGAATCGCTGTACTCGCATCACCTGAAGAATCTTGAAGGAACAGGGAAGGTGAAGAATGCAGATGGGAGCATTTCCACGGTCTACTCGACAACGGTAGATATTGATGGGAAAACCTACACCTTACCGACCGTGTGGAATGGAAAAATCCTTGAACCTGACGAGGCCATTAAGAAAGCGGAATCAATTGGACTCGACAAGTTTCCCTCATACGCTTCACCAGAAGAAGCCATGACTCGGTATCAACAGTTGCATACCTATATGGAACGAGACACGAAAGAGTATCTTCGTTCACAAGGTCGATCTAAGAGTTTCAGGAGTATCACGGGGATTACACAGTGAGCGAGTTGACGCGCACGGACTTTGATATGGCGCAAGCGTTTGCCGCGACGTTCTCGACGACCCAGGGCCAAGTGGTGTTACGAGAGCTTGATAGAA